TGGTTCCGAGTCTGGAATCATAGGATGGGCATATGACGGAAATCCAATTTACGGACCAACTGGACGTGTAAATCCAAATAGTGACTTATCTTCAGATGTAAAATCATTAGAATCTGGATATGTACTTGATACATCAAATGTAACAGATAGACCAGTTGGATTTTCCAGTGGATTTTTTGTAGAGGATTATAAATTTAATGGAAGTGGTGATCTGGACGAATACAATGGAAGATATGAAAAAAATAAAGAATATCCAAACGGAGTATATGCATATCATGCGACAGTAAATGAATTTCCATACTTTATAGGTAATAAGTATAAATCCAAATTAATTTCAGATTCTGATTTAGATCAATCATTTGATTTTAATAATTCTAATTTATTGAGAAACACTCAACCTTATAAAGTATCGGAAGAAAATGCAGACTATGATTTTATTAATGAAACAAATGATGTTTTAGATCAAAAAATAAAAGTTTCATCAGTAACATCTGGTTCAATAGAAGCAATAGAAATACAAAATGCAGGTAATAATTATAAAGTTGGAGATAAATTGATTTTTGATGAGGATGATACTTCTGGAAGTGGATTGAATGTTGAAGTAAATTCTATAAAAGGTAAAGGCATTGTAGATATAGTTACAAATTCAACATTGAAATTAAATTCTACCTTTATATGGCAATCTAATGAAAAAATAAAAGTTACAATATTACCTAAACATGACTTATCGAATTTGGATTTTGTTACAATATCAGGATTTTCTACTAACTTAGCATCTTTGAATGGAACTCATCAAATTACAGTTCCATCTTATGCAAACGGAAGATGTCTTTCATCAATAACAAGCGCATCTTCTGCAGGATTTACAACAGAAATATATGTTGCACCTATCCCCGAACAAATTTCTGTTGGAAGTAGTATTGGAATTGGAACCGAAACACTAAAAGTTCTTGGTATATTTAAAAATGAAAATATTTTAAGAATTGAAAGAGGAGTAGTAGGACTATCACATACTGTTGGAACTGCAGTATCTTTCTTACCGGATTCATTTGTAATTTCAAAATCTGTAGATAAATTTGATTCCAAACTTGATAATGAAGTATTTTTCAATCCTAAAGAATCTATTGGGGTATCTACTATAAGTGGTGTTGGTTATTCGACTTCATTTGTTTTTGGAAATATTACCGTAAATAGAGATATACCATCCAGAAGTATTGCGATTGAAAATCATCCATTCACAACAAATCAAAGTGTTGGATTTAATACCAATGGATCGAATACAATAGGTGTATCAACTAATGGACTTACCTCAGCAGAAGTTTTTATTGATACTTTCCCAAGTCTTTTTGTTATTAATAAAAATTCAAATCTTATTGGATTAAAAACTGCTATTAATGGAGAAGAGTTATTTTTCCACAGTAATGGTGATAATGATGATAGATATTCTTTAAATGCAAATAATACTAAAGTATTGGGTGATGTTGAAAAAAATCTAGTAACGGTTTCAGTTTCTACATCTCATAATCTTCAGAATGGAGATATTATTAACTTAAATGTGCAACCAAATCTTTCTGTAGGTGTTGGAGATTCTACTTCTGTCAAAGTTATTTACAATTCTAATATTGATAATATTGTTGTAAACCCCATTGGATTTAATTCGACGGGTGTTAGCACAACCACAAATGAAATTACAATTATAAACCACGGTTTGAAAACTGGAGATAAAATTCTTTATGATGATAATTCTACGGAAAATGAATATTTTGTCTCTAAAATTAGTAATAATAAGATAAATTTGTGTGAAACTTTCTTTGATACTAAACAGATTCCCCCAACAGTTGTTTCATTTGCATCGACTGGAGGTTCTGATCAAAAGATATCTTTAATTAATCCCAAATTGAATCCGGTTAAAAATAATAATTTGGTATTCGATCTTTCGGATTCTAGTTTAGTTGGATATAATTTAAAAATTTATACCGATTCCCAATTAAAAAATGAGTTTGTATCTACAGGAAATACTAACACATTTAGTGTTTCTAGAACTGGAATTGTTGGAAATTCTTCTGCGACTTTAACACTAACATATGATGATAAAATTACACAAGAATTATATTATAGTTTGGAAAAAGATGGAGTAGTAGTCAATTCTGATACTGATGTTAAAAATTATTCAAGTATTCAATATGTTGAAAGTGCTTATAATAACACATATACTATATCAGGAGTAGGAGTAACAAACTTTAATTTAAATATAAGTAATAGGGCAGAAAAATCATCTTATAATTCAACAGAATGTGATATTTTAGAATATTCTACAACATCTATTTCTACAACAGGACCAGTAAAATCACTAAAAATTATATCATTTGGTTCTGGATATAAAAAACTACCAGCTTTAAAATCTACAAATTCAACTTCTGGAATAGATTTAATTGTAAATACAAAATCAAATGCTATTGGTGTACTAAATGAACAGGAAATTATTAATAATAAATTTACATATTCTTCAGATAAAACATTAAGACCCATAGCAAATGTTTCTCCAAATATTAAATTGACGAATTTTAATATTTTGGATAAATTAACTATTATTAATGGAGGATCTGGTTATACCTCTCCACCTTTATTAACTCTTGTAAATTCTTTCAGTAGAGAAGTAATACCCAATTCTGGATTATTACGTGCAGAGTTGAGTGGATCTTCACTTTCTTTTGTAGATATTGAAATATCTCCAAAAGGTCTTCCAGATGATACTATAGAAGTATTTACTACCAATAACACTAATGGAATTTCAATTGAAAAAGTAGAATCGGTATCTTCTCAAGAATTTAAATGTACAATATCAACACCCAATACTGGTGTTGGAAACACTTTTACCGTTCAACCATTTGAAGTTGGTGATTTAGTGTTTGTCGAGGGAGTTCAGAAATCTGGTTCTAATGGAAGTGGATTTAATTCTGCAGATTATGGATTTAAATTTTTTAAAGTAACAAATTACAGCACAACAGAATCGGTTAATGATGTAGTAACTGTTAGTATAAGTGGTTTAGGCACAAACACCGGAATTGCAAAAACAATTCAAGATTTTAGTGGGGTTATAATCAACGAAAAGGACTATCCGAAATTTGAAGTAACTCAAAAAGCATTTAAGTTTTCTGTAGGAGAAAATCTGTCTTCAAATGGAATAGTAAGAGATTTGGAAGTTACTGCAAGTAATGATAATGATTTAAAAGTTATCGGATCATATGAATTGTCAAAAAATGAAATAATTACAGGAGTTTTATCCGGAAATATTGCAACAATAGATCAAATTAAATTTAATGAAGGAGTTTTTGATGTTAATTATTCTAATTTAAAAAATATTGGATGGAATAATGAAATTGGTAAGTTGAATGAAGATTTCCAAGTTATTTCTGATAATGATTACTATCAAAATTTATCATATTCTATAAAGAGTTCTAAAACTTATAAAGATCAACAATCTCCAGTAGAAAGTTTAGTACATACTAGTGGATTGAAGAATTTTGCGGATACTCAAATTAGTTCTCCAGTAAATGCAGGGTTAGCAAAATCAAATTCTACTTCCGACGAACTTTCTGTAATTTATGATTTGATAGATGAAAAAAGAGTTGATACTATTAATAATTTTGATAATGTTGTTGATATTAATGTAATAGAATCTGCATCAAAATTTTTAAAATTAAATGCAAAAAAACTTACAAATTATTTCGAATTTAAAAATTTAAATGTACTAACTGTTGATAATATTGATGATCAATTCTCAAATTCAGAGTCAGAAAATACCGAATTTTTACTAATAAATGAAGTTGATGATAAAACTTATCATAACTATTTGTTGAGAGTAACCAATGAAGATAATACTGAAATACAATTAGTAGATATTACAATTTTGAGTGATGGGATTAAAACCGTCATTGTTGAAAATGAATCATTGCAAAATTCTACTTGTGGAAGTTTTAAATTATTTGAAAATGAATTTGATGAAACTTTCTTAAAATTTGACCCTGTTGATCCATTTAATAAAAACTACAATATTAAATTGATTGAACAGACTTTTAATACGACAAATTCTGGTATAGGAACGGAATCTATTGGATTTGTAGATTTGTTTGGATCAGTATCTGTAGAAAATACTGTTACTGGCATAGGAACAACAACTATAGTTTCTTTAAATTCTAACAATTTTGAATCTCTTTATGTCAATGCACAAGTAATTGATACAGTCACCAATGAAATGAATTATGCACGATTATATATCGTGCATGATGGGACAGATACGTATATGGCAGAGTATTATATTGACAATGACGATAGTCTGCTTTCTGTGAATCAAATAGGTATATTCACTTGTACTGATTTGGGTGGTGGAGTTTTATCATTGGTACATGAAAATACTTCTTCCAATCAAATTAGAATAAGATCTAATATTGTTGGATTCGGAACTACATCAGTCGGGAAAAATAATTTTAGATTTAAGTCCTCTGATCAAGTAGATGGGCAAGAAAGAAGTGCAGTTTATAATTCAGACTTCCAGTCTATGGTGGGTATAGCATCCACAACCATTCATACTTTAGACAAGACATTATTTAATGCATCAAAATCTATAGTACAAGTTAGTATAGGTTCCAGTAAAGCACTTCATCAGGTAATGATGCTATTTGATGGAACAGATGTTTATACTCAACAGTTACCTTTCCTCTCAGTGGATACTATCAATAATCCTCTTGATACTTTATCTGGTATTGGCACATTTGGTGGAGAACTTTCAGGCAGTAATTTTATACTAAAATTCTATCCAGATGATCAAAGTCAGGAAATTGATATTGAAGTTTTGAATAAGTCTTTATATACAGAGTTAGATATTTCTAATGATTATAACAATTTATCATATGGATCTGTAAATGAAAGAATTGATGAAAAATTCTACAATTCTATTAATGGAGTTAGAATTAATAGGACTAATTTTAAATTGACTAGTGACTCTGTACCGATTTTTTCCAAAACGTTTAATCCAAATTCAAGTTCTTTGGATGCAGCAACAGGAAAATTTGAAATTAAGGATCATTTCTTTGTAACAGGTGAAGAATTAATTTATACTCCAGAATCTACAATTGTTGGTGTTGGAACTAGTGCATTGCTTACTTCTGGTGGTGAATTACCATCAACAGTATATGCAATTAAAATTAATGAAAATGAATTTAAAGTTGCTCTGACTACTGCATTGGCTCAAAGTGGAATTGGAACAACATTTACTTCTTTAGGAGAAGGAAATGCTCATAGATTTACAATGAAGGAGAGAAATTCTAAGTCTATTATTACTATTGATGAGTTGGTTCAATATCCAATAGCATTTACAAAGATATCGCACAATTTAAGTGGAAATGTTGGAGGATCTTTGGGAATTAGCACCAGTTTTGTTTCTTTGAGTGGAATATCTACGGTTAATATAAAAGACATATTATTAGTTGATGAAGAATATCTTGGTGTAGTTAATGTTGGATTGGGTACAACTAATATTGGTCCAATTACTAATAGTGGAAGTATAAATCTTGTTGAAGTTGAACGAGGATTTGTTGGATCTTCTGCAACAACACACTCTGATGGATCTGAAGCAAGAGTTTATAAAGGAGCATTTAATATTGTAAATGATGAAATTCATTTCGCAGAAGCACCTAGAGGAAATCCTCAAATTGACAAAACAAAAAATAATTTAGATTTTCCAACCTCATCTTTTACTGGTAGAGTATTCTTAAAATCCAATTATGACGACAATAAAGTTTATGATGATATATCTGATGAATTTACTGGAATAGGCAGAACATTTACATTGTCTGTGGGTGGAGGTAGCACTACAGGTATTGGCACTAGTGGTGGAAATGGACTTGTTTTTGTTAATAACATTTATCAATCACCAAAAACTGCAAATAATCCATTAATATCAAACTATGAAATTTTTGAAAGTAATAGTGTAGGTATAACAACTATAGAATTTTCTGGAATTACAAAACCAAATGTAGATCCTTTAGAATATGTAACATCCGATTATGATGTCAATATAAATGAAACTCCAAGAGGTGGAATCATAGTTTCTTATGGATCTACTCCTGGACTTGGTTTTGCTCCTCTTGTAGGTGCTTCTGTAACTGCTGTCGTTGGTGCTGGTGGATCTATTGCATCTATAAGTATAGGAACAACAGGAACATTTGGATCTGGATATAATGGATTGGTTTCTATTGGAATAAGTGTCCATGAAGAAGGACATTCTGGTGCAGCTGCGACAATAACAGCAACTGCAAATGTTGGTGCTGGTGGTTCACTAACATTTAATGTTGTTGGTGGTGGTACTGGATATATAAACCCACAAATATTTGTATCTGATCCATCATATGAAAATCTTCCCATTGTCGGTGTTTCTAGACTTGGAGTTGGAGCAACAACTGAAACCGGACAAGGAGTTCTATTAAATATTAAAGTGGGAGGATCCTCCTCTATCACAGGCATAGGATCCACTTATTTTGAGGTAACTGAATTTAATTTTGCAAGACCTGGATATTCATTCCAAAGAGGTGATGTTTTTAAACCTGTTGGATTAGTTACAGATTCTTCATTATCTTCTCCAATTTCGGATTTTGAAATTACTGTTATTGATACATATTCTGATAATTTTGCTGCTTGGGAATTTGGAGAACTTGATTACATAGATTCTATCAAAGAATTTCAAGATGGTAGGGTTAGATTCCCACTTGCTTATAATGGGCAACTTATTAGTTTTGAAGCTGAAGAAAACAGTGCTATTGAAAAAAATATTAACAATATTTTAGTTATTTTTATAAATGGTGTTATTCAAAAACCCAAAGTTAACTATATTTTTGAAGGAGGAACTTCTTTTATATTCACCAAACCACCTTTACCCGAAGATGAAATTGAAATTTATTTCTATAAAGGAATTAGAGGCACTGATTCTATATTCTTTGGTAATGTTAGACCCACAATAAAAACAGGTGATAATGTTCAAGTTATAAGTAATAATTTAATTGCTAACTCAGCAACTCAGGAAGAAAGAACAGTATATAATATAACAAGTTCAGATACATTTGAAACTAATCGTTATTCTGGCACTGGAATTGGTACAGAAACTGAATTTAAACCTCTGTCCTGGTCAAAACAAAAAAGTGATAAAAAAATTAATGGAGAATTTGTAAGTAAATCTAGAGATGTATTAGAAACTTTAGTGTTCCCAACTGCTAGAATAATTAAAGATGTTCAGTCAACAGATACTCAAATTTTTGTAGATAATGCAGAACTATTTAATTATGAAGCAGGAACTTTTGATAATTCACCCACTGATGCATCATTCAGTGATAAACCACAGTCTGGTTTTGATGCTTTAATCGTAGAAGATACAAATCCGGTTACTGCTACATTTACTGCTTCAATTGATGGAAACGGATCTGTTACTGGCATAACTACAACAAATCCTGGTTTTGGATACCTTTCAGATCAAACAACCATAGCATTGAAATTTGTTGGAATAGCAACAACAACAGCAACAGCAACAGCATCTATCACTAACGGAGTAGTTACTGGAACCACAATAACTAATCCCGGAGTTGGATATACAGTTGAACCTACAATATTTGCAGAAACTCCCAATTTAAACATCGAAAAAATTACAGAATTTGAAACTATTAATGGATTCTCAGGAATTGTGACTGGAATTACAACAACTACAGGAACCGGAGGAAATCCATTAGCACTTCAATTCACCATATATCATGATGATACATCACCTTTCTCTGGATTATCAGTAGGATATCCAGTTTATATTTACGATACTAGAATTGGAACGGGAGTCACATCTATTGATAATTCAAATTCTGCAGTTGTTGGGATCGGTACAGATTTCTTAGATAATATTTACTATGTTTCTGCTTTGTCTAATAGTGATAAAATTGGAATTATTACATGCAATGTAGATTCTAACTCGAATATTATTGGTATAGGAACAACGGGAAGTATATCAAGTCCTGTCGGAAAGTATTCATGGGGAAGATTATCCACCGGTACAAGATCTTCAAATCCAATATCAATTGGTGTTACTGGAAATACTATTTCTGGATTGTCAACATATCCAACAATTCAAAGAAGAACTTTTGGTATTAGGTTAACTGGAGCACTTCCTAAAATTGTATCTTGATTATATCGTATAAATATCTAAAAACCTATTAATATGGCTGCATTCGTAACAGATCAATTTAGAATATTGAATGCTGGTTCTTTTGTAGAGTCTATCAGTAATAATTCTTATTATACTTTTTTAGGATTAGCAAATCCAACTGCAACTGGATTTGGTAGAACTGATACTTGGAATACAAGCACAACTAATAATCCTGTAGATAATTTTCAGCACTTATCTCATTATAGAGATACCAGTTTATTTGGTAAAAAAATTACTGAACAAAATGCTAGAAGAGTTATAAAAAAAATTGAATGGATTGAGGGCACTGCTTATGATATGTATAGACATGATTATGGACAATATGCCGGAAATCAAAATTTAGCTATAGTCAGTAAGGCACTAAGATTATATGATGCAAAATATTATGTAATTACTAGTGAATTTAAAATTTATATATGTATTGAGAATGGAACTACGGGTGATAGTGCGACTGCTCCTACCTCAACTATAGAACCAAATCATACTGATGTAGAACCAGTAGAATATTCTGATGGATATAGGTGGAAGTATCTATTTAAAATTTCTCCGTCAGATGTTATTAAATTTGACTCTACAGAATTTATAGTTGTTCCGAATAGTTGGGAAACTAGCACAGAGAATGAAATTAAAGTGATTAGAGATGGTGGAGATTCTAATTTAAACAATAATCAAATTAAAACCGTATTCATTGATCAAAAAGGTGCTAATTATACAAATGGAGATACTGCAGATATTATAGGAGATGGGACCGGAGGTAAAGTTTCAATAACAACAGACAACCTTGGAAGTATTACTAAAGTTACGGTGACTCAAGGTGGTAAAGGATATACTTATGGATATTGCAATTTTCCAACTCCGGAGGGTAATAGTCCAGCAAAATTAATACCTATTATTCCACCATCTAGAGGTCATGGATATAACATATATCAAGAACTAGGAACTGATAAAGTATTACTGTATGCAAGATTTGATGACTCCACTAAAGATTTTCCCGTAGATACTAAATTTGCTCAAGTTGGAATTATAAAAAATCCCGAAACATTTTCGGGAGTTGGAGTGACTTTTACAGAAAATTCATTTTCATCACTTTTTTCTGCTAAATTGACAGAAAGTGTGCCCAAATTAATTAATGGAACTAGTATTATTGGACTAGAAATAACACAGACTCAATCCGATGGTTCCGTTGCAAAAGGGTATGTTGCTTCCTTTGATGAAGAAACCAATGTTTTAAAATACTATCAAGATAGATCATTATCTTTTGGCAATTCGGTGGATCAAACACAAAACAATGATTCCAAACCTATTGTTTCATTTGACAATAGTGAGTCGATTAAATTTTCAGATTCAATTAACAGAACAGTTGATATTTCCTTTGAAGGTAGTTCTATTCTAGTTAATAGCAAACAAATTAACTTAGGTGTTTCTTTTACAGGTGGACTTGCAAATCCGGAGATAAATAAAAAGACAGGGGATATAATTTACATAGACAATCGACCCGAAGTTCAAAGAGACACTAGACAAAAAGAAGACGTTAAAATTATTCTGGAATTCTAAAAAAAGATGGCACAAAAAACAGACTTAAATATCAGTCCATATTATGACGACTTTGATAAAAATAAAAATTTTTATAAAGTTTTATTTAAACCAGGATTTCCAGTTCAGGCTAGAGAATTAACTACTCTTCAGTCTATTCTACAAAATCAAGTAGAATCTTTTGGTAATAATATTTTTAAAGAAGGTTCCATGGTTTTACCAGGATCCGTCACTTTTGATAATGAATATTGCGCTGTTAAATTAAATTCTATCAATCTAGGAATAGATATTTCAGTATATATTAAGAATTTTATTGGAAAAACAATAACAGGAAGTTTATCTGGTGTAAGTGCCACAATCAAAGAAGTTGCACTTACAACTGATAGTGATATTGTAGATAATGTAACAATTTATGTAAAATATTCTAAGGCAGGAACTAACTCCGAATCTACAACTTTTGAATTGGGAGAAGAGTTAACCGCATCTGAAAATGTAGCATTTGGAAATATTACGTTTAATGCCGGAACTTCATTTGCCTCAGTTTTACAAGAAAATGCCATATTCATTGGTTCTTCCGCATCTATTGATAGTGGGGTGTATTTTATAAGAGGAACTTTTGTTGATGTATCTAAACAGACTCTTATATTAGACTATTATACTAATGAACCATCATATAGAGTTGGATTGCAAATAAATGAGTCTATTGTTAGTGCTAAAGATGATCAATCTTTATATGATAATGCAAAAGGATTTTCTAATTTTGCTGCACCAGGAGCAGATAGATTTAAAATTTCATTAACTCTAGTTAAAAAATCTTTAACAGATTTTGATGATATTAATTTTGTAGAAGTTCTTAGAGTTGATGATGGCAAAATAAAGAAAGTAGTTGATAAAACTGTTTACAATATTATTAGAGATTATATTGCAGAGAGAACTTTTGATGAATCTGGACATTATACTGTTGACGAGTTTCGATTAAATGTTGTCGATTCACTAAATGATAGAATAGATAATGATGGTTTGTTTTTGGAAAACGAAACTACTGAAGAAGGAAATATTCCAAATGATGATTTAATGTGTGTTCAGGTTTCACCTGGAAAAGCATATGTGGCTGGATATGATGTCAAACTTGATGCAACAGAAACGGTTGATGTTAAAAAACCAAGAGATACTGAAAATGTAGCATCTATCAATGTTCCATTTGAGATGGGCAATCTATTAAGAGTTGATAATGTTGAGGGAGCACCAAAAGAAAGTGCTACCATACTTTTAAAAAGTCAATTTAAAGCAGATACATCTGGTCAAAAGGAGATTGGAAAAGCTAGGGTATATACATTCAATTTAACAGATTCAGCATATTCGGGTGCGGCAACTCAATGGGATTTATACCTTTATGACATACAAACTTATACAAGTTTGACATTTAATAGGACTGTATCAGCACAAGAAATTAAAGCAACATCTTTTATTGAAGGTAAGAGTAGTGGTGCAACAGGTTTCGCAGTTGCTGCTGGTGATGGGACATCATCATTGAACATTTACCAAACTTCGGGAACTTTTGTTGCAAATGAGCAATTGATTGTTAATGGAGTTGATGCATCATTAGCATTAGCAAGTTTTATAGTATATGGTATTAGAGATATTAAATCTGTTGAACAAACGGAATCCGGATTTCCTACATTTAAAGCAAATAGTACTCTAACCAGAAAACAAATTGATGGAATTAATCAAGTCAGTATTACAGGAACTACTTTAACAAGTCCAGGAAAACTTTTTACAGGAATTAAAGTTGGTGATATCATCAAATATCAAGATGGAAATAATTTAAGATATAATAGAGTTTCTGACGTAGATGGAAATTTAACTTCATTAACAGTGACTGCTATAAACTCGGTAACTGGAGTTTTTAATGGTGGTGTTGGATCAAATGGAACTTACAATGTTGAACTTGCAGTTCCAGAATTAAGAAATAATGAAAATGCATTCCTTTATGCAAATCTTCCAGACTCCAATATTGCTTCGGTAAATCTTTCCAATTCTCAATTGTCTATAACCAGTCAACTTGTTAACCAAACAACAAACGGATCAGGGCAATTAACATTTAATTTATCCAATGTAAGTGGAATCACTAGTGCATCTTTTGAATCATTTGATCAGGAAAGATATTCTGTGCACTATAATGGTGGTGGGATTGGTACAATTACTTCCGATTCCTTTAATCTATCAGGTAATACTGTAACAATTGAAGGTCTAATACCAAGTCAAAGTAGCAATGTTGTTGTAAATACAACTCTCATAAAGAATGGTATTCAAAGTAAGATTAAAGAATATACAAGAAGTGCTTTAAATATTGTAAATCTTTCCAAACTTGTTCAGTCCGGTGCAGCAACTAGTGATTCTATCAATGATGGATTAACGTATAATGAATATTATGGATTAAGAGTTCAAGATGATCAAATTTCTTTAAATGTACCAGACGTATCCGAAGTTCTTGCAGTATATGAGTCTACAAATACGGGTGATCCACAATTAGATGTACTTAAATTATCATCAATATCTCAGGTAGACACTGATGCAATTATCGGTGAAGATATTATTGGATCTGATACTGGTGCTTTGGCAAGAATTGTTTTAAATAGTTCTTCCGGAAAATCATATGTCAGTTCAAATCAATTAGGAATAGTTTATTTGAATGATCAAAAATTTAATCCCGGAGAAAATGTAGTATTCAAAGAGTCTAATATAATTTCAACATTAGAATCAATAACTTTAGGAAAATATAAAAATATTACAAATGATTTTAATCTGGATAAAGGTCAAAGAGATCAATATTATGATTACTCCAGATTAGTCAGAGTTGGAACTCAAATTCCTGAAAGAAGAATTTTAATTGTGTATGATCACTATACAATTTCAGCATCAGATGATGGAGATGTCTTTACTGTTCTCAGTTATGATGCAGACAGATTCTCAAATAATATTCCCAACATAGGTTCTAAAGGTGTTAGAGCTTCTGATACTCTGGACTTCAGACCCAGAGTACCAACATTTAATCCAGCAACAACTAAATCTCCATTTGATTTTGCCTCAAGAAATTTTGGATCCAATAATCCAAAATTCACATTAAAACCTGAAGAGGGATCACTTATTGGATATGACTTCTATCTACCAAGAATCGATAAAGTATATCTTGATAAATTTGGCAATGTTCTTGTGAGAAACGGAGTTTCTTCTGTAGAACCAGTTCCACCATCTAATGATGATGGTTCTTTAATGGAATTAGCACAGATTAATCTTCCTGCATATCTTTATAGTTCAGATGATGTTTCTATTAGAACATTAGATAATAGAAGATATACAATGAGAGATATTGGAAATCTTGAGGATAGACTTGAAAACTTAGAAAAAGTTACTTCCTTAAGTTTACTTGAAGTTAATACAAAAACTTTAAAGATTGAAGATTCTGAAGGAAATGATAGATTTAAAAGTGGAATATTCGTAGATAACTTTAATGATAGATCTTTGTCTAACAATAATTTGACGACTGCAAATATCATAGGTGGACAACTTAGACCTTTTACTATCAGAAATTCTCTGCAGCAAAGATTAGTTCCTGCGGTTGAAATTCCAGAGAATGAATTAGATTTATCTCAGAATTATGATTTATTAGATTCAAATGTTCAGAAGACTGGAAATGCCGTTACTTTGAAATATGATTCCGTTGATTGGTTAAATCAATCTTTTGCAACTAGAGTTGAAAATGTAAATCCATTCCATGTTGTAGAATATACTGGACTGATAAATCTTTCTCCCAATACTGATACTTGGGTAAGAACTATCAATCTTCCACCTCGTGTAGAAGAAAAAACAGTAAAGAGAACAATTAATGAAGAAGAAAATGTTTTTGCTGAGGATAGAGTTATAGACTTAAATCCAGATGAATTTGATTCATTTGTGGCAGAAACAGAAATATTATCAAGAACTTCTACAAACAGAATCGAAAGAAATACTACTTCTAGCACTAGAACTGTTTTTGTTTCCTCAGGTGTAGAAAAATATATTCGTTCTAGAAATGTATCCTTCTTTGGAACTCTTTTTAGACCCTTAGAAAGACATTATCAATTCTTAGATAATCATAGTAATGTAAACTTTATACCAAAACTTATTGAAATTGCAAATTCTACCACTTTACAGAATATAGGTTCTTCCAATAATTCATTTCAAACGGGAGAAACAATAAGAGTTTATAATAGTGAGGGAACTAAAATAGGTGCATTTAGATTAGCAGCATCAAATCATAAAACTGGAAAGTTCGACTCACCAACAATTACATATTCTACCAATCCATATACACCTTCAGAAAATATACCTGCAGGGTATAGTCAATCATCCAAGACTATTAACATTGATCTAAATTCATTATCTGCTGAAGATCAAGGAGATTTTAATGGATATATTGAAAAGGGAGCAAAAATAGTAGGACAAAATAGTGGTGCAATTGCATATGTTAAAAATCTTAGATTGATTGCTGATACAAACGGATCTTTATTTGGATCATTCTTTATTAAAAATCCACATGTAAGTCCTGCACCTAATCCAAGAATTCTTACTGGTAGAAAAACTTACAGGTTAAGTAGTAGTTCTTCAAATGAAAAACAACTGCCTGGTAGTACACTCATTTCTGCCGGAGATGCTACTTATACGGCAAATGGAACATCAAGAACATTCCAACAGGTAACTACAAATACTACAAGAATAACTTCCACTATAACTACAGTTATAACTAGGAGAAATACAAGAGCACGTAGAGTAGATCCATTAGCTCAATCTTTTACAGTCGGTAGAGAAATTGATGCACCAAACTTTAATGGTGATAGTGATGATGATAATGGTGTATTTTTAACTGAATTGGATTTATTCTTTGCATCAAAACCTCAGGGAGAAGAACCACTCACTGTTGAAATAAGAACTATGGAACTGGGAATACCAACCTTAGATCTTGTAGGAGAATCCAAAACTCTGATACCAAGTGAAATTGCAACTTCAACAGATGGTACAACAGCAACTAGAGTTACATTCGATTATCCAATATTCTTACCCCCAGGACAAGAATATGCAATTGTTTTACTTGCACCAAATTCAGACCAATATGAGGTTTGGACTGCAAAAATGGGTGAAAAAACTGTTGAAACACAAAATCTTCCAAATACAGAGTCTATAAAATATTCTAGACAATTTGCAATTGGAAGTCTATTTAAGTCTCAAAATGGATCAATATGGACTCCAGCGCAAGAATCTGACCTTAAATTTAAATTATATAAAGCAAAATTCACTTCGAATACTGGAATTGTACATTTTGGAAATCCTCCTCTCGATAGTAGTAATGGATACGTTCCATCACTTCAAGATAATGCAATTACCGTATTACCAAAAAAAGTAACTCTTGGTATTACACCGATACCTTCTGGTAGTTCTCTAGTTGATATTTTAACAGAGGGTAGAAAAATTAAAGGAACAGGATCTGGATTTGGACATATTGTTTCAACAGGAAGTAGTGTTTCTGGAACTACAACTACTAATGGTGGTTTGAACTATACAACAGGAACAAGATCTACAACCAATGTATTTGGTAGTGGTAGTGGATTAACTCTTAATGTTTCTAGTGTTGATTCTTCTGGCACTATTACTGGAATATCCGTTGTTTCTGGAGGAAATGGATATAATAGTGGTGATATTGTTGCACTCACAAATACTGGTAGTCAGACAGGTAGAGATGCAGTTATTTCTGTTACTGCTAGTGGTAATATTGATAGATTATTCCTTAGCAATGTTCAGGGTTCAATTCCAACTGGAGATTTAGTCTACTTTGATACAGATAGCACCACAGTTTCTCTTGGAAATACTGATGTCTTAAGTTCAACTGATGTTGGAGGCATTTTCTCTGGAAATTATCTACAAGTTAAACATTTTAATCATGGAATGTATGCCAATAATAATAAGTTAGTGTTAAATGACATCTCTTCTGATACAGCACCTACAGTATTAAGTGCTGATCTTCCTTCTACGACAGTTGCTGGAGGAGTAATTAACATTGAAGACTCCACAATCTTTACAACTTTTGAAGGACAATCAGTTGATTCAACTAATCTTGGATATGTCAAAATTGGTGATGAAATTATTTCATATAGTGCGGCAAATTTAAATCAACTTACCATCAATTCAAGAGCAGTGGAAGGAATTGTCGAGAATCATTCAATCGGAGATAAAGTAACAAAATACGAACTTAACGGAATTTCTTTAAGAAGAATAAATGATGTAATCTATGATATTTCTGATATTGATATTACTAGCAATTCATATTATGTTGAAGTTGATAGAGGTGCAACATCTACTGAGGAAGGAAAATCAATAGGTCTTAATAGAGCTACTGATGGAACATATCCTCAAGTATCTTTTGCATCGGAACTGATTGGTGGAGGAGATCAAATTAAAGCTTCTGAAAATATAATGTTTAATAGGATTAATCCAAGATTTGATATTCTATCTCCTGGAAGACAAACATCCACATCTTCAAATATTAGGACCACATCAGGAACTAGTATTGATGGAAATGAAGTTTCATTCACTCTTGCAAATACTCTCGAATCAGTAATACCAAATCAAGTTAATCATTTAAATTCTGTTGGTATAGTTTGTTCTAGGGTAAATGAATTAAATCAATCTCAATTCTCCAATGTATCAGGAAATAGATCATTTAATTCTACGGTAACATTAAATACAACTGATGAAAATCTTTCTCCAATGATATTTGTTGATAGTTCAACAGTAGAATTTATTTCTGATGACATCAATCGTCCGATAACAAATTATATTCAAGATTCTAGAGTGAATTCAATATCTAATGATCCACACGAAGCAGTTTATGTTTCAAATGCGATAAAACTTGCCCAACCAGCATCTTCCTTGAAAGTTATATTGACGGCATATAGACCCGAGGTTGCAGATATAAGAGTTCTTTATACTTTAATTAGAGAAGATTCGACAGATGTAGAACAAAGATTTGAATTATTCCCAGGTTTCAGTAATTTAGAATCATCATCTAATGGTTCTTTAAAAGTTGTTGACTCCTCACTTAATGATGGAAGACCTGATATTAAAGTTCCTGCAAGTGAAAAGAATCAATATTTAGAATATGAATTTACTGCAAATGATTTGGAAGATTTTAGTGGATATGCAATTAAGATAGTGATGTCATCAACAGATCAAGCAAACTATCCAATAATTAAAGATCTCAGAACTCTAGCAACGAAATGACAAGATTAACTAAAGTTAAAGATAACCCTCATCTTTATCGAGATGAGGATACCGGAGCAATACTAAATTATGACACTATTGGTTATAACCAGAGATTAAAAAAAATAGAGTCTCAAAAAAACCAAAAGGAAGAATTGGACAACATGAAAAAAGATATTGAGGAGATTAAGTCTTTACTCAAAGATTTTTTAAATAAATAAGACTACTTTATCCGATTAATATAAATATCTAAAGGAAAGTATGCCCATCTGAATAATGGCAGTATTTGTATCAAATATAGTAATTGAGCAGGGATTTGATTTTAATACTAATTTTGTACTAGAGGATGTTTCCACAACTAATTTTTTGGATTTGAGTGGTTACACAATAGAGTCCAAACTCAAAAAAACATACAGTTCTTCTGGTTCAGTTTCTTTTGCATCAACTGTGATAAGTGCTACTGGAGGAGAAGTTAAAATATCATTAGCATCTACAGAAACAACCAATTTAAAAGGTGGTAGGTATGTTTATGATGTTAAAGCATCTAATGGATCTAGTGTATTAAAATTGGTGGAGGGAACTGCACTAGTTAGACCGGGAGTAACTAGATAATGCCAACAATAAGAGGTTCTGTTAAGCAATCATCAGTAATAAAGGCTAGAGTTGGTCAACAAAATGTATCTCGCGTATTATCTAATGCATCTTCTCCTCCAACAAGATTAATAGATTTAACTGATGTAAATAATCAGTTAAAAGATAAAGATGGAATGATTCTTGTCTGGAATCTTCCAACTCAAACCTTTATAATGACAAGTGTCATTGATGCAGATACTTTAAGTATTGGTAGTAGTGTTTTTTATACTGATACTACTGATAATATTTTAGGTGATGCCAATACTGGTGCTGTTCAAACTGATGGTGGTGTTGGAATTGGTAAAAATTTGACAGTTGGTTCCAGTTTTTCTGTCGCTGGAACAATTGATAATACTTTAGGTAATGCCCATACTGGTGCGGTTCAAATTGATGGTGGTGTTGGAATTGCTAAAAATTTATCTATTGGTTCTAGTTTATCAGTAAAAAAATCATTATTTTATGATTCTGAAAATTTTTATTCTCCTAACGGAGTTGCATATTTCGATAGTAGTGGAAAACTTGTTAGTGGACTTAGTACAGAATCTCCAATTTCTACAAGTAACTATATATTAACAACACTAGAAATCGCAGGAATAGGAACTCCTGTATGGACAAGCACTATTGACGGAGGAGAATACTAGTGTCTAAACCAAATACCAAACAAGGATTAATTGATTATTGTTTAAGACAACTTGGAGCTCCTGTATTAGAAATTAATGTAGCAGATGAACAGATTGATGATCTGCTTGACGATACTATTCAATATTTTAATGAACGTCATTTTGACGGAGTTGAAAGAATGTATCTAAAATACAAAATTTCTCAAGATGACATTAATAGAGGCAAGGCAAGTGGAACGGATGGAGTTGGAATTGTAACAACCACTGGAACCTCAACTATAGTCGGAACTGCAACTACATTTAATTTTTACGAAAATTCAAATTATATTCAAGTTCCAGAATCTGTTGTAGGAATTGAGAAAATATTTAAGTTTGACACCAGTTCAATTTCTGGAGGAATGTTTAGTATCAAGTATCAATTATTTTTAAATGATTTGTATTATTTCAATTCTGTAAATCTTTTGCAGTATTCAATGACTAAAACTTATTTGGAAGACATTGACTTTTTACTTACTACTGATAAGCAAATAAGATTCAACAAAAGACAAGATAGATTATATTTGGACATAGATTGGGGAGCACAAACTAAAGATACATTTTTTGTAATAGATTGTCATAGGGCATTGGATCCAGAATCATTCACTCAAATATATAATGACTCATTTGTAAAAAAATATTTAACTGCGATGATAAAAAGGCAGTGGGGTCAAAATTTAATAAAATTCAATGGGGTTAAACTTCCCGGTGGAATTGAATTAAATGGAAGACAAATATATGATGATGCCCAGAGAGATTTAGATGACATTAAACAAAGAATGTCATCGGAATACGAATTACCACCTTTGGATTTTATTGGATAATCATGGCATTAAATCCCTTCTTTTTACAAGGTTCTTCCAATGAACAATATTTGGTTCAGGACTTAATTAATGAACAGTTGAAAATCTATGGTATAGATGTTTATTATCTTCCTAGAAAATTTATGAGAACTGATGATATTTTAAATGAAGTAGAAACCTCAAAATTTGATGATAATTTTATATTAGAAGCATATTTGGAAAATTATGAAGGATATGCTCCCGGTAGTGATTTAATGACTAAATTTGGATTGAGATTAAAAAATGAAATTAATTTAGTTATTTCAAGAGAAAGATTTGAAGAATTTATAGTTCCTATGTTAAGAGGAAGAGATTCAGCAGTTACTGGTGGAAATATAACAGATTATGAGATGAATTTAGTATCCAGACCAAAGGAGGGAGACTTAATTTATTTTCCTTTGGGAGAAAGGTTATTTGAAATAAAGAGAGTAGAATTTGAAAAACCTTTTTATCAATTAGGAAAAAATTATGTTTATGAACTGCAATGTGAACTTTATGAATATGAAAATGAAGATATTGATACTTCAATCGAAGAAATTGACACAACTGTTGAGGATGAGGGTTATATCACATCTTTAATCTTAGGTGCATCTCAACAAACTACTGCTACAGCAAATTCAACAATTGATGATGGTGTTGTGAGTCAAATTGTATTAGTTGATGATGGATCTTCATATTCATCAACACCAACTATTGGCATTTCATCTTCACCAACAGGAAACAGTGACGATAATGCAATTGCTGTTGCAATTACAACATCTGTAGGTGATGCAAAGTCTATAGAATCTATAAAACTGATTTACGGTGGTCGTGGATATAGCATTTCTAATCCACCATTAATTACTATTACTGGAGGTGGAGGAATTGGAGCAGCTGCAACATCTATAGTTTCTAATGGTGCAGTAACTATAGTGACAATGACAAACAATGGTGCAGAATATTATTCTGAACCAACTGTTACTATTACTGGTCCATCAGTAGGACAAACTGCAACTGCAAAAGCAACATTCAATCCATCTACAGGA